TCAAGCCGAAAGGAATATTGACCGAGGCATAAACTCCGTTATATTCCTGACCCGGATAATAATCCTGTGTTGTGCCTGTGGTTTTGTAGCCGTATTGCGCTGGCATGTCGGGCGTTAAAATACCACGTACCAGGATAATTTCCTGTTTATCTTTGGTTTCAGCGTTGTAGCTGGTATGGAAGTGGATTCTCTCTCCGATGAATGGCACTGTCGAAGCTCCGTTTGTAAGCATTTTAGGAATGACATCTTCTACAGAAAACTCTTCCTCTTCATCCGAGTTCTTACGGTCATATTTCATAATGTTGGTGCCAAGGTGGACTGGCGACTGTTTATAATTGCTGTCGTTGATGTCGCGGAACAGAGCATAGAAGTCGCCTGTAGATTTGCGCAAAATCAAACAGTCGTAAGCATGATTGTTTAGCGGTGTACCGATTAGCAATGATGCGTATTCAGCCTCCGTAACTGCAACATAATAACCTCCATATTTGGCAAGTAGCTCATCTATGTCGTCTGATGCCGCTTCCGTACCGTCCAAAGTGACTTTAGGCTGAAGTATTATGCGCTTTGTAGGACTCAGCTGCACTGCGAGGTCGTCCTCGATGTTATTTGTCAGATCGAGGTCAGCTGTGTTCGACAGAATGTCTTCCATCTTGACAATTTTCACTGTGCGGCTGTCGCTATTGATGAATGCCTGAGCGTGAAACTTGTTGTTAAGCCACTCGAGGAACTCCGAGAGTGTGCAGCTTGGTACCATGTCGGCATAATTGAGATGAACAATGTCTTTGCAGATTGTGTCGGCACAGTTGTTCACCAGCACAAGGTTTTTGCAGTCGTTGTTTGCAAAGCAATTTGATGTAACTGTATAGCCTAAGATGCCAAACATGATGTTTATCATCTTATAGAGACGGATAAAAGGCGAAATACCATAACCATAAGGCACTGTCACAAGCTTGTCGCCTTCGTGCACGGTACGCTCGCCCCAAACGAGGTTGTTGTTCTGGTCAATCTCGTTATTGTACTGATAATACGTTTTATCGCCGCTCTCGTAAGGAGATACAGCCACCGGAAATATCATATAGTCGCCGTTGGTGTTGCCTGTCTCATAAACCGCCTGCAGCGCCATCATAGCGTTGTTTGGCGTGTTACCGAGTGTCACGATGTAGCCTGCTCCGTTGTTGGCGCTGTTGAAGATTTCTTTGATAGTCTTCTCCTTATACTGCACGTAGAGGTCGCTGTTGTCCATGGCAAAGACCGCGTCGATGCCGTTGTGTATCTGAATGGTATCGACAATGAGGTGGCCGCGTTTGGTGATTGGGCCGACGCTCATAATGGCGTCAAACTTATTGGTGTAGCGGGTAGAGCGGTCAATTCGCTCACGGTGGCCGAGCACCTCGAAGTTGTGTGTCGAGGCTGGCAACGTGGCCGGTACCGACACGTCGCCTTTGTCCGACAGTATTGGGTTGGTTTTCTCAATCTTCATGCTGAAGTCTTTCGGCAGCTCCAGCTCTCCGTTGGCGGTTTTTATCTTCATCGTGATGTCTGTTTATTGAAACGTTGATCCTGATTGTCCAATTCGGTGATGTCGTTGCGCACCACATAAGAGCGCACAGGGTTTTCGCGCATGGCTTGACCCACGGCTGCACCCACTGCGGCACTCAAGCCGGTGGTGTCGAGTTTGAAGGTGGCGTCTTTGCCGTTGCCGGTGTAACCGCCTTCGGCAAAGCCAGCGGCACGCACATGGGCGTGCTGACCGGTGCGGCGATAACGCTCGAGATCGGCAAACTGGCCCGGATTGCGTCTCACCATCCATGCAGGTGCCACCCACTCGTTGGCGTGCACAATACCCACTGCGCGGCTGTCGCTGCGGTCGGTTGGTGTGTAGCCTCCTCCTGAGAAGCCTGTAACGGTGCGTTGCCCTGTGGCGGCTCCTGCCCCACTGCCTCCGCTGCCTCCGCTGCTGGCAACGGTGGCATTCTTGATGGCGTTGCGCTGTGCTATGATGGTTGCAACCTCAGCGGCGGTGGTGCCTGCTATCACTGCAGCCATAACAGCGCCAGCTATAGGACCGAGCTGTGCAAAAGCCTGCACTGCGGCAAGAGCTCCGGCTGCAATGGTCTTGGCGATGTTGATAACCATATCCACATCGGCATATTTCTTTTGGGTTTCGAGCTTCTTTGCCTCGTATTCCTGCTCAATGCGTTCGCGTTCCTCTGCATTGTTGCCTGCAGCTGCCAAACGCTCATTGTATTCAGCTTCCAGCTGTGCGGTTTCGGCATCCTGCAGGGCTCCTGTAAAGCTTGCGGCGGCATTGAGGAAGCTCTGGCTCTTTTGGATGTAGTCTTGAGCCTTCTCAAGCTTCATCCTGAGGTTCTTTTCGGCATATTCCTGTTCGAGCTGTGCTACGGCCTCCTCATATTCCTTCTCACTGAGCAGCTTGGCTTCGTGCAACTCGTCGAGTGCTGCCAGCTGGCTTTCGAGCTCACGGGCGTCGGCACTGCCCGGATTAAGCTTGTCGAGCACAGCCTGCGCATCTTGTTTCATCTTTTCGAGCTTGCTCATGGCGGCTTCCTGAGCCTCAATCTGAGCGTCGATAATAGCCTGCTGCGCTGCAGTGTCGTCGAGGCCGTATTTACGCACCAGTTCTAACCTCTTCTGCAGGAACTGCATCTTAAGCTGTGTCATGTTCGACTCGTAGTCGCGCTCCGACATCTGACGGCTTGCACGGGCTTGCTTAAGGGCGTTTTCCTCTTGCTTCTGTGCTGCTTCAAGGTTTTTCAATTCCTTACTATAGGCAGCCTTGTCAAAGCTTATCTGCTGGTCGAGCATTTGCTGCTCGATTGCTGATGTGTCTTTGCCATTGGCCAGTGCGAGATCGTATTTCTTTTTAAGGAATTCGGCTTTAATGTCGAGCAGACGCTGCTCATACTCTTCGGTAGTGAGTTCGCCTGCAATATAACTGCGTTTAATAAGGTTCTGCTCTTCACGCTGTTGTTGTTCGAGTGCCTGAATAGCAGCTTTATAGGCCTTATCGTCAAGCGGTTCATCCTCATTAGGCGCATCTGGTTTGGGGCCTCCATTGTCACCTTTCGATTTAGGTGTTACCTGGCTTTCTTTGCTAATGCGAGCCATAAGTTTGGATTGTTTGTCAAGAGCGGCATTAAGCTCTTCTGCGGCTTCGCTTGCTTCTTGCTGTGCTTTGCCATATTCTGTCAATCCTGTAACAGCTGTAAACGACTCGCCTGTTCTCGCATTGAAACCCGTTCTGAAGGTATGAGTTTCCTCGTTACCACCTGCATTGGCCAGTGCCTGAGCCGAACGTACTCTTGCATCTTCAAGAGCCTGTTCCTTTTTAAGGACTTCTGCAGTGGCTGCTGCATATTCTTCTTCGAGAATTTTAGCGCGTGTAGTCATTTCAAGAACCTTCAAATAGTTATCGAGTGCCTTGGTGTTATCATTGATAAGACGGCCTTCTTCCGTTAGATTAGCATGGTAATCAGGAACCAACTTCTTAAGCTCGGCAAGAGCCTCACGACGTTTTTCGAGTGATATGGTGTTGTTGTGTACCATATTACTTAAAGCTTTAACCTTGCTGGCTTCCTCTGCGTATTCATCAGCCACACGTTTGTTGATTTCCTCCATATAGGCTGCTTCCGTGCGAGCCTCACGCTGTTTCTTAACCATGTGAGTGATAGCAGCTGTAACACCGGCGATGGCAAGAGCGATAACACCGAACACTGATGCGCTCATTGCGGCATTGAGCGCATGCTGCGCTGCTGTAGCGGCCACTGTTGCGCCTGTAAGCTTGGCAAATGCGAGCTTGGCTGCATTTACAATCACCGTGCCGGTTGCCCTGAGTGTGTTGTAGATCTTTATAGCTGCATTGGCAAGTCCCTGTGCGATTGTGTGAGCCTTAACAACCACCGTGAGAGCCGCGACGGCCAACATGGCATTGCGTATTTCCTTACCATAGGTGGCGAGTGCTCTGATGAGATATGTAATACCTTTGGTCGATTTCAAAAGCACTGGATTCAACGACTGACCAAGAGTGATCGTGGCGTTGGTGAATTCCTTACGTGCTTTTTCGAGCTGTGCCTGCAGGTTATTATTCTTTACAGCATATTCCTCAGTGACTGATGTAGCCTTCTCAAATTCCTCATTAGCGAGAGCCTGTGCCTCAGTAATGGCGCCGAGGTTGGTGGCCATTGAAGCGAGAACGCTGACGGCTCTGGCTCCATCCAACCCCATATCTTTGAAGATTGGCACCAATGAAGCGAAACCGTCTTGGTCTTTAAGACCTTGCAGCACGGTGGTAATTGCTTTATTGGCGTCGTTCTGCAGAAGATTAGTGAAGTCGGCCAGTTCCATTTTGGCATAGCGGGCAAACTGTGCCGGATCTTCATACATCTTCATGAGGAATTTCTGGAAGGCTGTCGATGCCATTTCAACCTTCATGGCCGATTGGTCAAGTCCTGAAGCGAAGCCAATCAAGTCGGCAGCTGAGATGTTAGCCTGTGCCGCCACGCCTGCCATTCGCTGGCTGAATTCAACGAGATAGCCTTCGCTGGCCGTTGAAGCCTGGCCGACAGCATTGATTGCCGAACCAATTGAAAGCAAAGCATCTTCAATGCCCATGTCAGCTGTATAACCGAGAACATCGGCTATTTTACCCAGCTGACGGATAGCGCCTTCACCAAGGTCTTCGCCCAGCGCCACTTGAATCTGGTCGGCGGCACGAACAAAGCCCATAATATCCTCTTGGCCGCTGATACCGAGCTTACCGGCATCGCGGGCAAGCAGCAGCAGCTGGTCGCGGCTGG